AAAAATAAATTTATTTTACAAAATTTTAGACCAACATTTATAGCACCAGTTATTAGTTTATTAAACCCAGTAGCAGTAGTCGATAAAACAAAATTAAAATATAATATTCCACAAGCAGCTCTTATTAGAGAAGAAGAAAAAATAAAAACTGAAATAGAAAAATTAAATATTAAAATTCAAAAAGAGCAAGTTGAAAAAGATAGAAAAGAAATTCGTGATGAACATAAAAAATTACAAGAAGAATTAATAGTACAGTTGACAAAAGTTGCTGAAGTTACAAATCGAATTAACAATGAAACGACACAAAAATTAAATTTTTTTGAAAAAGAGCAAAATGTAATGAATAAAATTAGCACTCCATTTAAAGTTATTAGAGGTAAAAAATAATGTTTGAAAAATGGATTGAAGAAAAGCAAACTGCAACCGATCATGACATTGAGAAAGATTTTCAAATACCAATTAACACATTAAAAAAATGGAGATTGGCAAATCAAGGACCAATTCATTTTAGATTAGGAGATAAAATTTTATATCCAAGAGTAGCTTTTATTGAGTGGTTTGAAGGACATATGAAGAACAACAGAGCAGAGATAGTTTCAATCAGATCTAATCGTACCAAGAAGGATATTTCCAAAAAATAATATTATCCAAACTGGATAATGACCTTTACATATAATCTCATAGAATTATATGAGCTTGTATGAAATTAAATAATCAAATTTTACAAGATCCTTTAAAAGAAAAAACTTTACCT